AGGTACCAGAGGTGCCACAGGTACCAGAGGTGCCACAGGTACCAGAGGTGCCACAGGTACCAGAGGTGCCACAGGTATCTAAGAAAAAAGTAATTAAACTAAAAAAAGTACAGAGATTAGAGTCCCCAGAAATACGGGATCCTCTAAAGAAAAAGGTCATCAAACTCAAAAAAAATCTTCTACCGCTTCCCCCGATTCCATCTCCAAATGCATATATGACAAATGCTATGGAAGCATTTGAAGCCATGCGTGAATATTATGCTGCTATTGGTGAAGAACCAACACAATCTGATATTGCGTGGTATAATGAAGAATTAGAGGTTGAAAAAAAAGAGATGGAGGCCTTCTGGTCTGAAAACAAGGTTGTAAAGATCGTATTAGAGGCTATTTGTAGAGGTGCCTCAGAGGAAGAAGTTATTAAAATAGAGACAGAGGCCTCTATCGGAGTAAAACCAAGACCCATTACAGAAGTTGACCTGGGTCCTATGCCAGCATATGGCACAAGAGAGTTCTGGGCTTGGTGTGCGAAACGCAAGCAAATTCGTCTTGCCAAGGAGGCACTTATCATTGCTGCAGGCGGAACCGTTCCTCCACCTAAGATAAAAAAGACAAAACCGAAACCAAAGGCTTAATAATATCCCAGGTATTTTCCAAAATTCTTAATTGTATCTGGTATATAGCCACGCAAGTCCCTAGGAGAACCATTCAAACCATCATTAACAAATTTAAGACATACGCCCTTTGCGAGAGAATATGTGTCAGTCCATAATGACATAAATGCCCTATTTGCAATATCTTCCTCCGAATCCGTAAGATTATAGGAAGTACATAATCTATTTAATAAAACAAAGCCGCGGGTTTTCCATGTATCAAAAATAATGTCAAAGTCGCGAGGAGGCATGCTTTTTGTGAAACAACGGCCAACTGTATCTCCCAAGTTTTCGTGGTCGTGTGATGTATTATAGGGTATAGATAACGAGGCTCTTACTACCTGATTTGTACTTAAAAGATCGTGCTTCATACAGCACATCTTAGACAGAATTAATTTCAACTCCACCAGGTCTGCATCACCCTCTTCTGTAGATGACCTTTTTTGAGCAAATAAATCAGATATTTCTATGGCGTACGAAGACTCTTGACCGCAAGGTATATCTGAGACACCTTTACTTGGTCCCTGAAACCCTTCCCAGTTGCCGGATCCTATAGTTTTCTTTGTATTAATTACCTTATGTACCATAAGTCCAACGGCAACCGCAGCAACCAAAGCAATCATTAAAAATAAAGTTGAAGAACCAGGGTTTACAGGCATTTTGGGCGCTTCCATCTATTTGTAGAATAGATTTCAGTAATTTTGTTTGTGTACCGACCAACTCTCAAAGTCATCTGCCAAAGTTTTCTTCTTAAAGACCTTTTCCATCATACACTTATCAATATTGAATACATCCTCTGTTCGCAAGTGAAGTAAATAAACCTTCACCACTTTATTTTGACCTATACGTACTGCACGAGCCTTTGCCTGCTCCATTTCAGATGGAGTCCACCAGGGGCTGATAAAGATTATGCGGTCGTAATGTTGCAAGTTGATGCCGGTACTACCCGCTTTCAATTGTATAAGAAACACGTCCTGTTTACCCTTTTCTGTGGGTAATTTGCTATCGTTTAAAGTAGCCTCACGCTGCTTCATGCTCATTCCACCATGATATTGAAGAATATTTCCCACAAACGAGTGCGCTCGTAGAAAGGCCTCCATCAATACCATCTCCTCGTGAAACTGACAGAATACAATCCACTTGTGCTCGCCCGATTTTTCGTTAGCCTCTTTTAAAAGGAATGCAACCTCGTCAAACTTCCTACTCACCGTATGGAACTCTGGACCATTCCAGCCAAAGGGCTCCTTTTTGCGAGCCTTGATATAAATTTGGGGGTTTACGCTCACTTGACGCAAACGTAGTAAGATACTGAATAATGCTAATTGATACGCCTGACCTTTCAGTTTCTGGGCACACCGCCACTTGCTTTCCTCATTAGCATATATACCCCTGTAAACCGACTCTTCGTCAACGTTTGTAAAATCTAGAAGGCGTGTTTCCTCTATGGCAATAGGGGGTAAAATAAGTTCTGGAGATGGCTCGCACTCGCTTAGTTCTCTTGACATGTAAAGGTTGCGAATCCACTCCCCATATTTGTCTTGCCATTTTTTATTGCCGGGGTCTACTGGGCAACCGATAAACTTTAAATATGTCACGGCATCATCCATTGAATTTGTAATAGGTGTTCCCGTAAGACTCCAATGATAAGGAATTTTTTCTGCAATTTTAAATATTGTTTGGGCCTTTTTAGTGGAGGGGTTACGAATAATATGTGCCTCATCCAATATAATACGGTCATAGTCTTCCCCTTCACATAAATCCGGACGATTCACCACCTTGTCATAATGTGCCAAATGAACAGTAGGACGTTGAAGATCATTATGTGTATCCTGAAGAATCCAACGTCCACCCCATTGCGTGGGTAAGTAAAGGTTTACATTTGACCTACGGAATTCATGTTCCCACTGGCCGCGCACAGCCAGAGGTGTAATAACCAGTGTTTTCAGTAGACCACCATTCATAATCAATCCCATAGACTGAATTGTTTTGCCAACACCCATCTTGTCTCCTAGGATACCACCGCGGACAATATGGGCTTTCATATTTTCACTAGCGGCTGCAGAGGGAATTGTATATCCTTCGGCCTCTATTTGTAGCATCCATCGAATACCCCTTTCTTGGTGCTCGTGATATTTAGCACCATTCCAGGCAGATAATAGATTGCCTTGCATTTGCTTTGTTATTAGGGTTATATTTAAACCCTAATAAAATAATTCAATTTTTCGGTTATTTATATTATAGGGTACATTGTTACCGTGGAGTACTTAATTTAGGAACTTAGTGGTACAACAGTGGCCCATTCTGGATATATATTATCAGTGGGTTCCATGTATTCTACAAACCATTTTCCTGGCATATATGATTTATAGGACTCTTTATCTGTAGAGGCCTGCCTCCCGAAAAAAGCCCCCCACCAAGAAAATGTGCTATTTGCGGTAATAGAACCAGCCCAGCATTGAGACATTAAGAAAAGCGCTTTATATTCATTAGTTTCATCTACAAATATGCAACGGTCATTGAATACAGTTAAAAGTTGAGCCTTTTCTGGTGTATCGCTAAATATCAGAAAACGAGTATCTTGTGGAAATTTATTTAGACAAGTAGCGAAATACCCCAGTAAATTCACATGATGGTGTGGGAGAATTTGGTAATTCCCCAAACGCACATGCAAGAATACACTCTTATTTTTCTGATCATCGGTCTTCAGGCTCCATTTTTCTAAAAGAGAATCACGGTCTGATATAGCCTCCCAAGAAGGTTCAAATGTATCAGATATATAAGCAGCAACCTGCCAAAACCCCTTTAGAAGTATTCTGTTTCCAGGGGGATCATGAGGAAGTAATATATATTTGAATACCGTCTCCTGTTCAAATGATATATCTGCTTCAACCTTCCAAATTTTTGGTATATTTGGAAACATCTTAAATATTGTCTGGTAATCACCGTGCTCGGATGGTAGACAGTATGGCATGGCAAATACAAGAGGTCGGCACCACTGTTTTGACATAGTATACGCGTTTCCCAATTGAAATAGACGATTCCCTAAACCACAACATAATTTAGCAGTTACCCACTGTTCACCAGGGTCGCTTTGCATACACTAAAGTTGAACCGAAGTTTTAACCCCTAGTTTGTACCTGTTTAGTAAAATATAATATGCAAATTAACTGGAAACCTTGGGGAAATTATTTACCAAGGACACATTGTATTGAAACACATACTTACGGAATAATTCTTATTTCTCCCTTGGACGAAATACTAGTAGTTAAGGGTCGCTATTCAAATAAATGGGGTTTTCCCAAGGGTCATGGAAATACTCATGAAAAACCTCTAGATGCTGCATTGAGAGAATTAAAGGAAGAGGCTGGAATTAATTTAGATGGCTATAAACCTGTATCTCAAAAACTCCTGAAACGAAATTCCGGTAGAATCGGTGGAACGTATTTTATATTCTATCTTGATTTTAAACCAGATATTAATATCCAAGATACAAACGAAATATCTCAGGCAATGTGGTGCCACAAAGATCGCCTTTCACAACTAAAAGCTAACATGGATCTCAATACGTTTTGCTACAAGAAATTATACCTTGATCCCGAATTTACCAATTTGAAGAATATATAATTTCTTTAAACATAGTATGGAGAAAAAGGAATACAATACCGCTAAGTTTCTTTTTACATTAACAATTATACAGTTCTGGTGGATAGCAATTTGGGGAATTGCCTATATTTTAATAAGTATGTTTGCTGGAAAATCAAAAAGACTAGAAGTGGGGTTATATATAGGAATGCTCGCAGTAACTGCTATTGTTATACATAATAACCCTAAACTTATTGAACACCTATAAAATAGCCTTTGCTCTGTATGACATACATGCGTCAATCAAGACAGAAGGTGTTTTTATTTTCTTGATAAATTTAGACTGGTATTGAGGACTATTGGGGTTTTTATAGGCTTCAAAGAAATTTTTGACTTCTTCTTCCATCTCTTCTGTAAATGGCTTTTCCCTAAATATGTCATCGTCGTTATTAATATTATTTGTTTCCTCGTTATATTCTTTTTGCGTTGATACACCTCCTAAGGATAATATTGCCCAACCATCCGCCTCTAATTGATCTCTTGTCAATTTATTTATATCTTTATCGGCACCGCTTCCTTTCTCTAGTTGCTTTTCCTTTTCAAGACGGTCGTTTACAACCTTCTTGAAATTGATCTTTCCTGGAATAGAAATGGGGGGTTTCACTGGCGCACCCAGAGTTGGGAAATTTGATTCTGTAAATTCTATACTTTCTAGTTTAGGGGAAATCGCTGTATCAGATGTATTGCGCTTATTCGGAGGTACATAAATGTTTTTTGATCTTATTGTAGATTCTTCCGTTTTTATAGATTGTGCCATAAATTCCCCCATCCTTACAGGGGATAGTGTAATTCCCGATGCCAGTGTGGGGGCTTTCGCTTCTTTACGAAGATCAGGAGGCATATATGAGATAGATATTGTAGCCATCATATATGTACTTAATAGTAAAAATACATTAATTCAATTTTATAAATCTAGCAGGTTTTTACGAGCATACGTCCATAATCCCAAGTTCTATGAGACGGGCGTTTAGACTCCTGGAAATATCCTCATTCCACTGTGATCCCCTTTTGTACCCCATAGTGTTGATATGTTGGCAGATAAGATCAATGTGTACGCGGTAGCCAGGGTGGAGGCGCTCCATCTCGGCCATCTCATCTGGTCTGATGTTGTAGCGCGGATCCTGCTCGCCAGGCCAAAACCAGCGAGACGGATTTTTTAAGTTCCACTCCAGATACTCTACACGCTCCCTCAGCCGCTTCGCTTTCCACTTTGTCTCTTCTTCCTTCCGCATTACCTGCAACTCGTTCAGAAGAGTGGTGATAATGTCGAGCGCGGCACCCCCATCCCAGGAAACTTCCAGGGGCTTTTTGCCATCTGAGAAGATGACCTTCGCATTTTCCATTGCCACCTTGAAGCCGGCTTCGTCTGTGACCGGCCTCCAGTAGGTCAAATGGTTGTAGAATACCATAAGCGGGATGAGTTCAATCTGCTTCTGCTTGTATTTACCTAGGAGTTCTTGGTTCTTAGTTTCCAAGACCCATGTATCCCAGTCGCGCAGGGCCGCACGGTAACAACCCATGAGACATGACATCGACGTACCACTGTGTAAGGATGACATCTTATCCTTAACCGCGTCGACGATAGAGCTAGATGAAGACTCCTCAGGCTTTAGAGAGCGCAAGAATTCACGGGCGCCAGGGGTGGCGTCAATGGCCGCGCGGGCGTCGTTGTAGAAGAAGATATCCTCCTTCGACATCCAGCTGAAGTCCTCGACCGCCTCCTTCTTGAACAAACCATGCGCCTCAGAAAATCTTTGCCATCCACCAAGAATTATAGATTTCTTAATTGACATCCTATTAATTGCCTCAAGTTATATGTACAGGGTTTCATTATCCTATATAATTCAATTTTTGTTTATAATATATCACCCCTCACTCGGGGACCTGATATTAGCCTCTTGAATTATAAGGTTTGCCTTTTCTAAAGCGACCAATGCTTTAGATTTTGCTTGAGCAACTAATGTTTCTGCTTTATTTCTTTTATACAATGTTGTTGCAACATTCCGCCTGGCTGTATAGATAAGAGAAGGGATTCTTTTTGTTTGTAATAACCCACTGCTTCTAGTGTCGTCAATGTCATCTTCCCCTCTAGCAGATTTATATAATACCTCCATTTCCTCTAGTGCGGAAGACTCTGTTAAGGCGGCTATATGCGCCTCAATAGATGTCATAAATTCTGCGGTCGATTCACCCCACTCGGTGAGTGCATGTGCTGCGTTATTCAGTGTCATTAGCATCTGAATTGCATCCGACATTTCTAACGGGTGTATATAAAAATACACATTACAGTGTTCATTTTTTAAAAAAATAATAATAAGCATACCGCCAAGTACCGAAGTCCTAAACGCGCAGCGTTTAGGCTAACAAGTACTCTTAATCCTTCTGGAGGTTGGAGAAAACGCCGTAAAACAACTAGATACATAAAAAAGAGGCGTAGTAGAAAGACAAGAAAGTCTAAATAGAAGAATAATTCATTGCTGTATATCCTATTAAAATAAAAGTTACTAAATAAAAAAAATTGAAAGCCATTTTTTACTTTTTGTAGTTACACAGAAAGACAGAATGGGACAAGGTTATAAGGCAATCATACTTGCAGCAGAGCCTCATAAGGGCAAAGAGGTTATCCGTACATGGCTTGACCCACATGCACATGACACTGGATACAAACTCATGGAGCACAGTTACATCGGTAACAATTTTGTCGAGGCTCTAGAGTATCTCATTAGCCCCCATGGAATGTTTTACAAAAGTCGTGTTGTCTGGTGCGGTGATTACGCAGACCAGGAGGCAGCCCTGGAGGACAATCTGTATCTGATTTCTGATGATGAACCCAACGCAGCGAAAATCAGCCGCCCCGCCAAGCATGACATGTCATCTTACAAGTATATCATCAACCACACGACACGCCAATACATTGACAAGGAAAAGTGTGTAGACGTGGATGGTCAGAATATTCACCCACTGCCATTGCTAACAGCAGAGGGCAATGGGCGTGGTGGCGGGGATTATAAGGGCTCAAATGAACAACTAGTTGGCACGTGGGCAAGACATGTGATTTCAGTTGAGAAGGAAATTCCTGATGATTACGCGGAATTTATTTGCGAGTTTTCGGAATAAACCATCTTAGGGCTAAAAATTGAATATACATTTTTTTTACTAAAAGGCACAAAATGAGTTGGGCAAGAGTTGTAGCACCTGACTTGTCTGAGTTCAACCGTCGCAACAGTAGCAAAGGAATCCCATAATATTTCCGCATTCACCACACTCGTCAATATATCTGGTTATGTGTTTTTTTACTTCCACCTTCTTCCAACCTGACCCTTCCCGTGTGTAACAGTGGAAACAAATGGGTATTAGACTTTTACGTAGGGCGCTACGCCAGGCACGCTGAATAAGAACTACGCTTTGTTCGTGGGCGTTCATTTTTTTTACAGAACCGTTAGTGTAACAAAAAATGTGAATAAGTTCAATTTTTCCCATTTTTTTCCATTTCTCTTACTAAAAGTCCCCGTTTTTAATGTTCAAGGCTCTAAGCACTCCATGGTAGATTTATCTAATTTTTAGTCATACAAACCAGCCCAGTTTTCCATCTTTTTCCACACATCTTTAAAACTAGATCGCGCATCTACAATTGACTCTTGGATTTTTTGCTCGGCCTCCGTTTTATTCAATAAGACTTTGTGCATTACATCCGCTCGTGCCCCAACCGGAGCCGAATTATATGCAAAACGCGACACCTCTAAATCTGATAGAGATTGCGTGTGCTGCTCCTTCAATAGATAGATACGTGATTTAGACCGTATCATATCTTTAAGAATACCTTCTAGAGATTCTATCTGGGTCAAAAGGGTCTTCGTATTTTTATGGGCTCGCGATTCTATAGTTTTCAACGTCTCTTCCATACATGATTCAATATCGAACATATTTGATTTCAGTTCATTCTTTGCATCTGTAATACGAGACTCCAATATATTATTATACAGTATGACTAGTGAAATCATAAATATAAATAAATTTAATAAAGGATATTCAGTATTTTTTATAGGATCAATAGACGAATAAGTAGTCTGATTGAACATCTTAGGAATACTAGAAGTGTATAAAAAAATAGGGTCAATTTTTAAATCCATTTGAGTTATTTAATTGTTAATGTCTAGCAATTTATATCCTGCCGCCTAAGATTTACCAAGATCATCCCAATACTGCGCAAGTCATCATCTAAAGAATGGGTGTCGTCGCCACCGAGTGCATCCCCTGTGGTAGATCGGTGACTAGGATAGATTTGTGTGAACTCATTCCACCTCTGATCGGATACTACGTTGCCACCCTGCTCCAGTATGATGCGCTGGAGTTCATAGCGCGTGATTTCTATCTCATTGTATTCATCAAATGCAATTTCCGCCTCTACACCTGGGGTCACGCCATTGGGAAGAAGGCACTCCATGGCACTACGTGAGATCCGGATCGTACCACCCTGGATCTGGATATCTGGAACATCTAACATATCTTCCTCATCTTCCGACTCGCTTTCAAGATTCACGAACGTGTCCTCAAAGTATGTTGCTACTTTACGGCACATGGGACAAGTACTTTTATCTTGGCCGACATGCCAAGTTGCGATACATTTCGGGTGGAAAATATGGCCGCAAGAAGAACGGTAACTGCCTGTTGCATTTTCTGAAGGGTAGTCAACTACGGCTTCATAGCATATAGCACATTCATTTTGCTGACTCTCCATTTTTGCAAATTTGGGTAATTATTAACAGTGCAGTATTTAATTCAATTTTTAAATGACTAAAACTATAATATACAGATAATATACTATTAAAATACCGTGGAGTACTTAATTTAAGTACTCCCTAAGGGTGCTGCCAAGTGGCGAAATATGACACTTAATAGGTCAGACTCGCAAAGCGAGTCTTGACATTAAGAGTACTTGTCACCCTAAACGCTGCGCGTTTAGGACTTCGGCACTTGGCGGTACAAGATCACTTAATTCCTGTACCGCTAACTGCCGAAGTTAAGTACCGTGGACTGCTTAATTTAAGCAGTCCACGGTATTAATGTGATCTAAAATAACGCAAAAATAGGGATATATCTCATTCGCCTATAATACGATATAGCCATTTATTTGTATTAGAGCCTACTGCCGAAATTGAGTAGTCCGCGTTAATGGATTAATTTAGACAGCCTCCTTGATATCACATACTGTTTTCTGCAATGCGCCGCCGCCGCCCGCGGCGGATCTTCTGCCGATGAAGGCCAACCTCAATGAATCCAAGAAAACTGTCTTCTGCAGGATTCATTGGAGTGTCATGAATCTCAGGGCATGGGAGACCCTTGCGAGAAACCCGAGACGGGAGAGGGTGCGTGGGTGCGTTACCCACTGCGCGTCGTGAACGCTGAAGAGTGTGGCGCTCTTGCTTTTCTGCACGCTGATGCCACTTGGACCCAGACTCACCCGTGAGAGCGATCATCTTTTCAATTGCGGAGTTCCTTTGGTTCTGCATTTTGCTTGGTGTACCTAGAAACCAGGGGTTAATTCATTCAATTTTTTAAAAAGTATTTATGTTCTTAACTGACTACATCTGGCTTTTGCTAAATCTGACCTATTAACTGTAATATTTCATGGCCTGGCTCAGCGCAGCAAACCCTTAGATGATTCTTAATTTAAGCACTCCATGGTATATAGGAAGGATTCTTCTCATAACTCCACTTCCATACACTCCATTCATAATCAAAAACCCATTGAGTTATACTAGTCTCTATCTTAAGGTGCTCAATTACTGCCAGTGCAGATTCTTTATCTGTAATATAGTACTCGTTGTATTCTCTTCTTCCATCGATTTTCCCTAGGTAGTTAGACCGTACAACAGGCTTTCTTAAACCCACGTATTTGTGAACGATAATATACGGACTAATAGTATTTAAATCTCCCTCCCTCTTAAAATCTGTGATATCTATGGGATAGAGGGGTGCCGATACATCTTGACATATTATCTTTCCGCGAATTTTCTTTAATTTCCAAACGGACATGTGTACTTAACATATGTAAATACACATATCAATTTTTACTTAGGGAGTACTTAACTTAAGTACTCCACGGTAATGTTCATTTCTGTCGACGTTTTCTACGACTACGACTACCACCATACGCAGCCGGTAAAAGGATCGGGCCCAAACCTGACCAATCCCATAAATCTTTAAGAGTATAAAAACACTCTCTCACGGCGCCATTTAAATAACAATAGTTCCACCGGTCACCGCCGCGCGCGCGCTTCTTTCGGCGCCATCGATAAACAGCCGCTCCATTATCGCTGATGAGAGGAAGATCCACGCGGCAGACATGTGTGTGACTACGATGCTGATACGGCTTGCCGTACGAGCATAGAGGTTTACTACTACCGTCATACAGTTCTTCCTCACTGTTCGAATATTCCTCATGCGGCGCGCCAGCATTTTTTGGTAAACCTCCCTTATTGAAATAACGTACACTAACCGTAGGATTCCATTGGAATTTAATCCACCGCGTGCCATTTCCTCCGGGGAGAAGTTCTAGGGCTTCCGTTTCCTCGTCCTCCCCGCTGCCTGGCAGAGGTGATCCTGGGTTGTGTGCCGCTCCTCCATAGCCACCCCCTCCTCCATAGCCACCCCCTCCTCCATAGCCACCCCCTCCTCCATAG